AGACTAATCCTAGACGGAGCTGGTAATCCAATTTGCTTCTCTGCTAAGCTAATGGGAGACTCAAAGAAGAGATATGTTTTCGGAGTTGACCCAGCGAGCGAAGTGGACAACTTCAGCATAATTGTCCTCGAACTTCACGATAATCACCGCAGGATTGTTCACGCATGGACGACCAATAGGGAGCAGCATAAGCAACGTGTAAGATCTGGCTTTTCTAAAGAATCCGACTTCTATTCATTCTGTGCTCGTAAAATAAGAGATTTGATGAAAATCTTTCCGTGCGTTCACATCGCAATGGATGCTCAGGGAGGAGGAATTGCTGTTAGCGAAGCTTTACACGACACCGACAAGATCCAAGATGGAGAAATTGCTATATGGCCCACAGTAGAAGTGGACAAGGAAAAGGATACAGATATGGAGCGAGGATTGCACATTCTAGAGATGTGCCAGTTCGCAAAGTATGACTGGCTTGAAGAAGCTAATCATGGTCTCAGAAAGGACTTCGAAGACAGAATAGTTCTATTCCCAATGTTTGACTCTATCAGCCTTGGCATCTCCAACGCGGAAGACGGGATGAAGGGTCGTATGTACGATACGCTTGAGCAATGCGTAATGGAGATAGAGGACTTAAAAGATGAACTAGCTATGATCCAGATGACAGAAACTCCATCGGGTAGAGGAAAGTGGGATACTCCAGATTCTGCCGGTGTGTCTGGTAAAAAGGGTAAGTTGAGAAAGGACCGTTACTCTTCTCTTATCATGGCTAATATGGCTGCTCGCCAGATCGCTAGGACGCCGACCCCAGAGGTCTACGAATTCTACGGAGGATTTGCTACTGTTAAGAAAACTGAAGAAGGGGGGCAGCTATACACTGGTCCTGCGTGGTTTACCGACAACATGAAGGACATTTATTAACTTTCTGAGTATAGTTAGACAGAGTTCAACTACAGTCTGACTACGGGGGAATAAAATAAAATGTCTGATGACAACGATTCGATGACGTGGAGCGATGGAGATCTAGCTGGTAAGGCCAAGGCTTTCGAGGCGTACTCAAAGGTTCACGAATCATATAATGGGGTATCTAGAGCTAACCACAATAGCTATATTGATATTGAGCCTAATCGCTCCGTTAAGCCGGGATTCACAAGTCGAGACTACTACGCCTTCAGGCCCGACGAGCAAGTCCCTAAGCAGCAAAAGCGTATCATCAAGATGTGTATGGACGCTTACGATAAGGTGGGCATTGTCCGAAACATTATCGACTTGATGGGAGATTTTGGTTGTCAGGGCGTAGATCTCGTACATGAAAACCCGAGCGTAGAGAGATTCTACAAGAAGTGGTTTAAGAAAATAGGAGGAAAAGAGCGTTCAGAGCGTTATCTCAACAACCTGTATCGCACAGGAAACGTCTTCGTCTATAGATCTAACGCTAAGATTACAGACACTGTACGAAAATACTTAAAGACTCTCGCTACAGACATCGTAGTTGAACCACCAAGCATTGAACGTGGAGTGATCCCTTGGCGTTATAACTTCCTAAATCCTCTCGCTATTGACATGAAAAATGGGAACGTTGATCTATTCTTGGGCAAGAAAAACTATGAACTGACCGCCTCTACGTTTTTCGACAATTTCAAAGATGGTACTATTCCCACAAAAATCCTTGAAACATTACCTCCAGAGGTCAAGAGGGCGATAATAGACAAGCAACAGAAGATAACCCTAGATCCAGAGCGGCTATGCGTATGTTACTACAAGAAGGATGACTGGCAAGCTTGGGCACATCCCATGGTCTACGCTATTCTCGACGACATCATAATGCTGGAGAAGATGAAACTAGCCGACCTCGCTGCATTGGATGGTGCAATTTCAAATATCCGACTATGGACGATTGGAGACTTTGAGCATAAAATCCTTCCAACCAAGAATTGTGTTAATAAGCTAAGGAATGTTTTAGCCTCCAATCCGGGAGGCGGAACCATGGAGCTTGTGTGGGGTCCAGAACTCAAGTTTACAGAGAGCAACACTCAGGTTCACAAATTTCTTGGTCCCCAAAAGTATGAGGCTGTACTTAACAGCATATTTGCAGGACTTGGAGTTCCCCCAACTCTCACCGGGATGGCCGGAGGGGGCGGGTTCACCAACAACTTTATCTCTCTGAAAACTTTAACAGAACGTCTACAGTACGGTCGAGACCACCTAACTAAGTTTTGGGAGATTGAAATCGAGGCTGTTAGGGCCGCGATGGGATTTAGGAAAGCCGCCCATATCATTTACGACCAGATGAGCCTGTCAGACGAAGCCGCAGAAAAGAACCTTCTTATCCAACTTGCTGACCGAGACATCATATCTAACGAAACTATCCTTGAGAGATTCAAAGAGGTTGCTCCTGTCGAACGTCTACGACTACAGAGAGAAGACAAGGCGAGGGAAAACGATAAGATGCCGCAAAAGGCAAGCCCATACCACAACCCATCTCACGATCAGGACATGGAGAAGATTGTTAAACAGGGGCAAATTAACGAGAAGATCGCCGTAAAGAAAGAAAAGAGTAAGCCAACCCCATCAGCCCCTCAGGGCGGCAGACCTGCGAATAAAATGGATACGAACAAGAGAAAGAAGCGTGTGGATACCCCAAGGAATAAGCCTGGGGTCGCAGAGCTTGCGGCTTGGACCATAAGAGCTTACGATTCCCTAGAGGGTATCTCAAAGGGCTACTTAGAGCTTAAAGGAAAGAAGAACCGTAGGCAGCTAAACAAGGCTGAAGTACAAGAACTCACAGATATCAAGTTCCGAGTTCTATCATCGTTACCTATCCTTTCAGACATTGACAATGGAGCTATTCATCGAGCGTTAGCTTCCAATACCCCCGCTCCTACAGTCATCACAGAAGCGATTAAAGAACTTAGGATTTCTCTGGAAAACACCCCAATGGATGAGTACGAGAGTACTGTTATCGGTCTTTATATAGACCATTTTAACAACATCTCCTCTATGGATTTTGATGAGAATGGACCGTTTTCGTAAAAATATTTAATTTTTGTGTATAATGTTTTGATGTAAATTTTATGAAAATCTTCAAATCAGAAATCAAAGATGGCATTGGCGAGCTTATTAAAAGCACGGCCAGCGTTGCGTATTGTTCCGAGGCGTGCTCTGTTGAACATGTCGACAAGATCATTCCTAATCAGGAAATTCTAGATAAGGTAATAGCTGAGAACAAGGGTCAAAGCGACCTTTTCTATCTTGAGGCTGTTCTCGTATCTACCGGATGGAACAAGAATGACGATGTATTTCAGCCAGAGGCTACTTGGGCTGCTAAAGATACACCGGAAGATAAACAATTCAATTTCATGCACAATGAAAGTGACATCATTGGACACATTACGGGTAGCTATGTCCTCACCAGAGATGGTAAGGTAGTATCACCCGACGACGATAGACCAGATGAGTTTGATATAATCACCCAAGCTGTTATTTATAACAGTTGGATGCAACCGGAAAACCGCCTAAGAATGGATGAGATCGTAAAAGAGATCCCCAGAGGCGAATGGTTTGTGTCAATGGAGTGTCTTTTCGCCGGATTCGATTACGCTTTAATCGATGAAGAGGGAATAGCAAAAGTTCTCAGCAGAGATGAGGGGTCCGCCTTTCTCACTAAACATCTCCGGGCTTATGGTGGAACTGGTGAATACCAAGGACACAAAATTGGCCGTGCTCTGTCTAATATTTCGTTTTCAGGAAAGGGATTAGTATCGAAGCCCGCTAACCCTAGAAGCATAATCTTAAACAGCAAAGGTACGGCATCGTTTAAAACTGACTCGAAACTTTCTATAGGAGAAGTAAATATGTCTGATCAGTCGCTGCTAGAAAAGCAGCTCGAAGAAACTAAGGCCCAGCTCAAAGAAGCTAAGGCTGAAGTTGCAACCGTCAAGTCTCAGATTGAAGAATCTAAAGACAAAGAGTTTGCTACGAAAATTGAAGCATTCGAAGCTGCCGCAACGCAGGCCAAGGCTACGATTGAAGAGCTGAACGAGGTTATCAAGTCTACACAGGCTCGCGTTGCTGAACTTGAAGACGCCCTTGCGACTTCAAAAGAAGCTCTAGCTACGTCTGAGCAGCAAGTTCAAGCGATGGAGTCGAAAGAAAAATCAAACAAGCGTAAAGCAGCTTTGATCGAAGCTGGCCTTGACGAAGATGAAGTCACCGAGACTCTTGCTTCGTTCGACACCCTTGATGAAATCTCTTTTGAAACTATCGTCGCCCTGATGAAGAAAAACTCAGGCAAACCATACGACAAAGAGAAAGAAGCTGAAGCGGCTATGCCTCCAGCAATGAAGGAAGCTATCGAGAAAAAGAAAAAAGAAAAGGAAGCTAAAGCATCAGAAGACTCAGCAAACGACGCTCTTAATGATGTAGAACTTGCAGAAGCTGAAATCAATGTTATTCATGACCCAGCAGACGAAGTCGCCAAGGTTCAAGCCAGCATTTCAGAATGGTTTGAAAATCAACTAAATTCCAAGTAATTAAGGAGAAATAAATATGGCTCTTAAAGCAGATAGATACGAAGAATCAACTGATATCAGTTTTTTCTACACAGCAGGCACGGCCACTCGTGGCGGAGTTGTTTGCATGGACCTTCTTAGTGCTTCCGGTGCTGCTATGGATCAGGGTGAAAACACTGTTTCATATCAAGTCGCGGCAGCTACAGACGTTCCAGTTGGGGTTCTACTCAACGATGTTGTCAACAAAGACCTTACCCGTACCCACCTGAACGTATACAAAGACGAAGTTCAGAAGGGCGGCAAGGTAACAGTTCTTACTCGCGGATGGGTTGTAACAAACGCGGTAGATGGAACTCCCGGCCCCGGCGATATGGCTTACGCCTCTAACGCTGTTGCTGGAAACTTTGCAGCTCTAGCAGCAAACGCAACCGCCTCTGGAAACTTGGCAGTTGGTCGATTCATGTCCGCAATGGACGCCGATGGCTATGCCAAGGTTTATGTCAACCTTCCTAATCACGGTCCTCTGGCCTAAACCTAAGTAAAGGAGATATATTTATGTCATTTTCAGAAAGACCATCCGAAGATTTCGTCAATCTATACAGAAAGACTGGCTCTTCCGACCAAGACGTTGCATTTGCAGCACAGCGACAATTTGCTAAAGCACTTGAGCTGCCGCTTCGAAAGGGCGTCCTTAGCGGGAATATCCTTGGAGATATTTTCGAAACAATTAGCGTTGAGCCGGGAGCCTCTACTGAGTATCCCCTTGACATGATCGCTCCGGGACTTGAGGGTGAGCACGTCGCTTACACTAATCCTGGTCACGGTCGTATTCCAGAGCGTGCTGTTGAAAGCGACTACGTAAGTATTCCCACCTACAGCATCACATCAAGTATTGACTACTTGCTGCGTTACGCTTCTGAAGCTCGTTGGGATGTTGCTGGCCGTGCCGCACAGGTTATGGAAGCTGGCTTCGTTAAGAAAATGAACGACGACGGTTGGCACACACTGCTAGCTGCTGGCGTTGACCGCAATATCTTGGTTTTCGACGGTGATGCCACTGCCGGAATGTTCTCCAAGCGTCTTGTATCGTT